ATAGACAACCCTTATTGAGAATGGTTCCCATTAAGCGGTGATGCGACACGCCGGGCTGGTTTGACTTGTGTTGTGTTGTGTGGTATGCGGAAGTGTGCGCGGGAAAGCGGTGCGGTTGTGGTGTGTCGTGTTTTATGGTGTGATATTATATAGGTATCGGTTTCGATGAAAGGAAAAAATAAAATGATTAATTTTAATGCTTATGTTATCGAACTTGAAGCTGATAATACTTACAAGGTGTGTATTGAAAATGTGTATAAGGGTATTGTTACTGATAATGGTTGCATTGATGATGCTGTTATCACGTTTGAGTCGGCACTTTCAACGGTTATTGAATGTATGTTGAGTCCTGATTATGACTATACTGAAGTAAGTTGTGGTTTATCTCGCAAAGGGCATCCGTGCCGTAAGTATGTTATCGCGATCGATAATGGCGATTGACATATAATTAACCCCGATAGGGAAAACCTAAGACCATGTGCTGAGAAAAATCGGATACACTCGATGAAAGGAAAAAATAAAATGATTAACGATAGCATTTTCTACACGGTTGTTGATTCCGTGATGTCCATCTGAGGGGCAGCTTCGAGTGAAAGGGGTAAATAAAATGAGTTTTATGAATCTTGAATCGTTGTCTAATTCGATTGATTTTAACGTGAATAGTATTTACGATGTGTCCGTGTATTTTGTTGATATTGCGTCCGATTGCTTAATCGAAACTCGGTTTGTCGATTGCATTGATGCATATGGGCTGAGGGATGTGCTTGAAGATGGCGTGTTTCACGTTCCGGGTGCAATGTGCTTAGGCTATCGGATTAATCGGTGATGGTCATGTTTTGCAAGCGTAATAGATGTGATTTCGTCAAGGGTTATACGGTGCGTGGTGAACGGCGTGTTAAGCCCGTTGTTATTAGTGCGAAGTGTTTTGAATGTGACTCGTCTGTGTCGGATTATGTGTTTGCGTATTGTCGTGATATTGTTGATTTGATGCGGCGGGGTTTGTGGGGGGAGTGATGTGATGGCCTATTAGCTCAGTGGTTAGAGCGGCATCCTTATAAGATGTGCGTGCCGGGTTCAATTCTCGGATAGGCCACGCGATTTGTGATACATTTGGTCATGACATGTCATTCGATGTGTCATGACCTTTTTTTATTTTGTGAGGTGGTTTGATGGATGTTAGTGCGATCGCAAGTGTTGTCGGGAGTGTGGGTTTTCCGATTGTTGCGTGTTGTGGTATGGCGTGGTTTATTGCCACGACTTTTAGTGATTTTAATGGTTTGATGACGCGGAACAATGTGTTGACTGAGGAGCTTATTGCGTTGCTTAAGGATCACAAGGGGGATAGTGGTGAATCGAATATGGCGTAGCGCGTTAGCTTGTGTTTGTGTCTTGATGTTGACTGTTGCACCGTCTGCTAACGCCGATATGCGTGGTGTTGACGTGAGCAATTGGCAGTGTGATATTGATACGTATGCGTTGGATGCTGATTTTGTTGTGGCGGGTGCCACGTGGGGAGTGGGTGGCTTCGGTAATTCGTGTCTTGTGAATGGCGTTAATCAGGCGGCCAATTATCAGCTCGGGCGTGCGGTGGACAGCGGCAAAAGCATTGGCGTGTATCATTACGCGATGGGGCGTGACGCGAATGCGGAGGCCGATTTTTTCATAGACAACGTGCGCGGCTACGTTGGAAATGCCGTGCTTGTTTTGGATTGGGAGTCTCAGGATAATCCGCAGTTTGGTAATGGCGCGTGGGTTGAAACGTGGGTGCGTCATGTGCATGATCGCACTCGTGTGTGGCCGATTGTCTATGTTCAGGCGTCAGCACTGGGGCAACTTACCTCGTTCGTGCGGGAGCATTGTGGGGTATGGGTCGCACAGTACGCGTCTATGAACGTGACCGGCTATCAGGAAAGACCGTGGCTGTATGGTGCGTATGGTGAAGCCATGCGTCAGTATACGTCGAACGGGTATGTGTCGGGGTATGCCGGTCGTTTGGACTTGAATTATTTCCGGGGCGAACGTTGGCAGTGGGATGCGTACGCGCATGGCGACGGTGCGGTTGTGTCCGCGCCGGAAACGAACACCGGTGGTAATGTCGCGCAGTCTGCTTGCGTGGTGGTTGCGTCGGGTGACACGTTGTCGGGCATTGCCGAGCGTACTGGACTGTTGCCGTGGCAGTCCTGGCACGGGTACGCGTCGGGTAATCCGGCTGTGATTTATCCGGGCGAAACCGTGTGTTATGGCGGTGGCGTGGCTGCGCAGCCGGATGTGTCGCGCACGCATATGGTTGCGCCCGGTGAGTCTTTGTGGTCGATTTTCGGCGGTGATTGGGCGCGTGTCGCCGCGCTTAATGGTTTGTCTAACCCGAGTTTGATTTATCCGGGGCAGATTTTGCGTTATTGAGAATCAATGTCAATAATCGGCGTGTCGCTTTTTTGCGCACGCCGATTTTTGTGTTATAAATTTTATGTCGCCAAAATGGTTGACAAAACAGATACAAAGGATAACAAAACATGCGAAAGATACGAAAGGCAATCGCTGACAGCACCATAAGCTACTATGATCGGGACGGCGTGCTACAGACGTTCCACACCCCCGGAAACGTCCGCACCGTCGAAACGGCTGTGAAAGCGCTTATGGACGCCGGCATCGTCAACGTGTTGATTGACGATATCACGGTCAATAAAACCGTGTACGTGATGAACGTTGATACGTTCATCGAGCACGCGGAACGCGTCGCAACCGGCACCGATACCGACAACGATAACGACAAAGATATTGAATTCTGAAAGGAATCGAAATGAACAAGGAAAACGAACAGATGAACGACACCGTGAATGAAACCGCACAGAACACCGCTGGCAACTATCGTTGTATTTGCACGATGGATGACAGCACGTTCGAGGGCAAACGCGCGATCGTCAACGCACGTAACAGCGCGGTGTCGCTGAACGGACGCGGCGCGGAGCCGTTGACGGTTGTCGGCGTCTATATCGCACCGGGCATGCGTTCTCAGACCGGGCAGAAGTGCGCGAACGTGTATCTTTTCGGAAAGGACGGTAAGACGTATTTCAGCCAGTCCCAGGGAATCTATCGCAGCGTGCTGGATATCTACGATGTGTTCCCCGATTTCAACGCGCCGGACGGCATCACTGTCGTGGTCAAGCAGACCGCGCTGGGTGGTGGGCGTTTCACGAAATCGCTTGAAATCAAGTAGTTCGGAATGAAACAAAAAGTGCCATAAATTGTTATGGCACTTTTTTTATAAGGGCGGTGAATATGCCTAGAGCGCATAAACGAGCGGACGTGTTGACGGCGAAACGCAAGAGGGTGCGTCGCGCGATAAACACGATACGCAAGAGCATCACCGAGGGGATGCCGGAGAGCGAACGCCGCGCGCGCACGGTGTACGTGCAGCGGCTTGAAACGGAACTGAAGAAAACGTATGTCGGGCGCATCCGTAACAAGCAGATGCGCACCGACGCATACGCGCGCGCGAATGAGATCGCCGACGCGTTGACCAAACAGGCCGAGACCGTGAAAGGTGGCGGCGGCAGACGTGGTGAGCAGCGACGCGCCTTTAACATCTTCCGGCAGGAGATGCGTATAGCGTCCAAGGGCGGCCCGTCGGCCTTGGGCGAGTTCGGCCGGGAGAAGGTTAAAATTTTCTGGCGGTACACTCAGAACATCTGGCAACGCCCGGACGTGCCGCCGGAAAAGCGGCTGGATGCAGTCATGAAAGCATATGGAGCAACGTCGCTAAGCGAACTTTTTGAAACCATCATGGAACGGAATAAAAAAGCGCTGGAATACGCGCAGAACATGAAAATGCATCTCGGTGAATTGGAGGATTATACGGACGTTGACGGCGGTAGCCCGGTGTGGCTTGTGGCGGTATCCCCCGACGTGATCCGATGAAAGAACGCAAGGAATTTAAGATTGCGGCGATATTCGATACCGAAACAACGAATATCGGCACGGGTGCCGAGACGCGCGCATACCCGATATTGTACATTTTCAACGATCTGCGCGCTACGCCGCTGGAATCGTACACCCCCGATACGGACGATGTGCGGTTTTACCGGCACACGTCCGAAGCGCTGGACTACATCGCCGATCTCATCGCCTACGGACAGACACACGGATTCATCCCCGTTGTCGCGGCCTATAATCTCATGTTCGACATGCAAACGATCATGTTGGAGCTGGCGCAAACGTACACGCTGCACGTCAACGCGCAGACGGCGACTAGCGTGTACACGCTTGACTTGTGCGTGGGCGGCGACGTGGTGTGCCGTTTTTGGGACACGTTCTATCTCGAAATGGGCGGACTGCGCGCGATGGGCGAAACATGCGGTTTGCCCAAGGCCGTGGGCGACTGGGATTACTCGCTTGCGCGCACGCCCGAAACGCCGTTGACCGATGATGAAATGTTTTACGCGCGTCGTGATGTGCAGGTGATACCCCAATATCTGCAATGGTTGCTACGCGCGAACCATTGGCTCACGCCGGACATGCTGGGGTGCCGCGTGCTTACCAAGACGTCGCTTGTGCGGCAGATGGCGCGGCGTGAGATCGGTGGCCGTCGCGTCACGTTGAAAGGTGGCAAGAAAATCACATTGCAACGCGCGTTCGAGATGACGTGCAACCAGGAGTTTCCTAAGGATTACAAGTCTTACGCGCTCCGTAAGGCGTGTTTCCGTGGCGGTTTGACTTTCACGAGCGCGAAAACCGCAAGCGTGGTCGTACGTAATGTCGCGTCCTTGGATGTGACGTCGATGCACCATGCGTTCATCAATGGGCGGCGATTGCCCGTGAAATTCGCGCCGACGCCGGCTGATTTGCTGCAAATCGCATGCGAGAGCATCATTGCAACACCGCTTGACGATGTGCTGGCGCATTACGACGCCCCGTTTAGGACGGGCGTGCATGTCGCAGTGCGGTTTGTTAATCTGAGATTGCGCAAGGGTACGTGTTTCGACGCGTGGGGCGTTGCAATATGCCCACGCTCAAAATTTGTAAAGACGTTGCAGGCGGACACCGATTACAGCAATAACGAGCGTGCGAAAACACAGGAAAACAGTATTAGGGCGCATGGTTACGTTGACAGTGCCGTTAACCCGACGTACGCGTTCGGCAAATTGTATCGCGCGGACGAATGCATACTGCATGTCAATGAGATCGAATTGTGGAACGTGGCGCAAGTGTACGAGTTTGATTCGATGCATGTATTGTACGGTGAAGCCACCACTAAGACGATTGTTCCGCCCGATTACGTTACACTGCAATCGAACATGCTTTTCGCACGGAAAACCGACGTGAAAAACCTTATTAAGGGGTACACCGAGGGCGTGCCATACGCGGGCGATATTCCTGATTCGATACCTGAGGGTATCGCGCATGATGCGAAGACAGGTGAATTGAGTATGAAATTTCTGCAATCCTATTACGGTTCCACTGTTAAGGGGCAATTTAATGGCATATACGGCACTCAGGCGCAGGACGTCATGAAGGCCGATTACCGTGTGACGGAAGCCGGTGAGCTGGAAGTGGATAGAACGACGGTATGCACGCCCGAGAATTTCGCGAAAAAACGGCCGAAGGTGCCCCGCGTGCTGTACACGTACGGTATGCGAATCGTCGCCGGTAGCCGCATGCACCTTGTTATTGCAATGATGCTCGTTTATGCGCGGCTGGGCGATAGGGTGACAGTGACGGGCGGTGATACCGACAGTCTGAAGATCAGCTGCGCCGATGACGTGACCGACACGGAACTATTGGACGCGCTCGAACCGTTGCACACCGCGATAGAAACCGCGATCAACCGCACCATGCGGCGCGTCCGAACCACCGCGCCCGACATGGCGTCAACCCTGGAACATATCGGAAAATTCGAGGTGGAGGATTGCGGCGGTGCCACTCGGTACGCCGAACATGTGGAATTGTGGAACAAGGCGCGCGTGAGCCTGGACAAGGCCGGTCGTGTGCATGTCACCTGCGCCGGACTCCCGCGGCCGGACGGCATGTACACCATAGAGGATTTTATAGCCGATCTCATGCATGCGGGGCACGGTTTCCGCGAAACCGTGCAAATGTCGCTCGGCTATGACGTGCTTGTGGACTATGACATCTGTCACACGCTCCAGCGCAACCGACCGCACGTGTGGGACAGATATGTAGGTATCGTCACGGATTATCGCGGCGAGACGACGCATGTGGACGTGCCCGAAGCGATAGCGCTATACCCGTCGGGACGTTGGTTAGGCGAGTCCGACAAACAGGCTAACGGGGAAAACATTACGTATTTGCGGGCTACGTATAATAGACGCGTGGAGACGACACCACGCGAACTGACATTAACGCACGGAAACCCAAAGATTGTGAGCATAGATGGCGAACTACTATTATGACCGACTCCGAGCGCAGATATTGCCGCGCAATGCTGATGTTAATTTGATAATCGGGGCGCGTGGCCTTGGTAAAACGTACGGCGTGCGCCGGTACATGTTGGAGGACTATATTAAAAACGGCATTTGTTTTGTTGAGGTCACTCGGTATCGTGAGGAAAACAACGACGTGGCGGCGAAATATTTCGACCGGATAATAGAGGATAATATTTTCCCAGACTGGGAGTTCAGAACGCATAATAAAGTTGCCGAAGCGCGCCGCGTCGGAACTAAAGCATGGAAGACGTGCGGTTATTTCATTCCGCTCTCGCTGCAACAGCAGAAGAAAAAAAGTACATACGTCAATGTGCGTAATATCTGCATGGATGAAATTATCATAGACCCCGACGATATTTATCACCATTATTTGCGCAACGAATACGAGCAATTGGCGAATCTCGTGGACACCGTCACACGTGAACGCGCCGATGACAACAAGCTCCGCAAACCGCGCATATTTTTGCTGGGCAACGCGTGCGACGCGTATAACCCATATTTCCAACGCTATGGTGTGCCTTTGGAGCCTGATTTTGGTTTGCAATGGCTAGACGGTAAAACGTGCCTGTTTGATTATGTCAAGGATAAGAAATATGCCGAACAGAAGGTTAAGAACACAGTAGCCGGGCGAATGCTGAAAGACAACGGCGGCGTAACCGCTGAAAACCGGTTCCGGCATTACGATACCGATTTTTTGGGCAAACCGCACGCACACGCAAAATTGTCCTACGTATTCCGGTGGATGCGCGACGAATATGGCGTAAGTATCGACCTACGCTGCGGATACGTCTTTATCGCCACGACATACGACAAGGGTACGCACGTGCCATATTTCGCAATCACGCGCGAGGATAACCAGCTTAACTATCTCACCGCCGACATCGCTAAAAACATAATCAAAAATCTAATATCGTATTATGCACTTGGCTATTTGCGATATGACCTAATAGAGACGCAACACGCAATATCCGAGATGCTGCGCGTGTTCGGCGTAAAATAAGCATGGCATACAAGGCGAGGCGTTGCGACGACGACGATAAAACATAATCATCGGCACCAACGGTTGACTCCGGCGATGATATGGCCGTGATTTTGGTAAGCGAGCCGCCGGCCGTCGCGAACCGTGTCGCACGCATGCTAACATTGAGCCGTACCGGCGTACATCGTACCGGTACGGCTTTTTCATATATGAAAGGAAAAATAATGGATGACGAAACCACCGAGGAAAGGGACGACGCCGAACGCGACGACCTCACCCCCGATGAAGCGCACCGTGCGGGTGAGTTCGACGGCCTCCGCGACATGCTCGCGCGCGTGCTGGACAAGATCGACGCTATGAACGACCGTATAGACGGCATCTATGACAATTTCACCGATTCCGTGGCGCAGTTGGTGGAAAACGGCGCGACCGTCAAGGAAAACGACGATGACGCTGCGGAAGCCATCGCCGAGGCCGCGGCGGACGACCTGGAAAATCTTGATTACACGCTTTAATCGATAGGAGAAAAAAATATCATGGCTGTAGACAATGCGACCATATTGGACAAGGTGCGCACCAAGGGCACCGACGATTACCAACAGCGTATACCGTCCGCCACGCAGACCGGCGTGGCGAACACCATGCGATATTTGTTCGATCCCATGAACCGGCAGTACTTGAACGACTGCGTTTGGAGCATGGTGAATCGCATCGGACTCACCGTCATGGCGCAGAACGCGCCGTTCGAGAACCCGTTGGCGGTTTTCAAAAAGGAAAACCTGTACTGGGGCAGCACCGTGCAGGAGATCGCAGTCAAATGGATCAAGGCGCACGGCTACAAGGACGACGCCGAAGACCTGCTCAAGATGCACCGCCCCGAAGCCGCCGTGTGGTTCTATGAAATGAATCGCAAAGACCAGTACCCGATCTCATGGACGGATGACGAGTTGCGGCAGGCGTTCGTTGACGATTTCGGCCTGAACCGTTTCGTCGCGCAGATCATGGAGACCCCGCGCAATTCCGATAATTACGATGAGATGAACATCATGCTCGCGCTGATACGTCATTACGAGCAGAATCTTGGTTTCTACAAGGTACATCTGGACGCGGTACCCTCCGACGAAACCACGGCGAAGACGCTTCTCAAGGCGTTGCGTAGCACGGCGGGCAGGATGCAGTTCCCCTCGACCCAGTATAATGCGTTGAACGTGACCGACATTCCGGCGTACGCCAATCCGCAGCAGATGGTGCTGTTGGTTGAGCCGGAATATCTCGCCTCGCTGGACGTCGATGCTTTGTCGGCGGTGTTCCAGCTGGACAAGGCCGACGTGCCGTATCGTATTATTCAGGTGCCGTCGCTTGGCATCGATGGCGCTGTGGCGTTGCTTGTGTCCACCGATTGGTACCAGGTGCGAGACACCATGTACGGAACCTCGCAGTTCTACAATCCGCAGACGCTTTCCAACACAATGTATCTCAACCATTGGGGCATCTATGGTGTGTCCCCTTTCACGCCGTGCGCGCTGTTCACGACGGACGCGGGCACATCCATCAAGGTAGTCACGCAGACCGTGACCGGCTTCACTTTGACCCCGGCGACGGGTGAAGTCAAGGCGGGCGACGTGATGCAGCTCACGCCGAAGCTCACCGCCACCGTCACGCCGACGGGCACCGCCATCCAGGTGGCACCGGACGCTGCGACGTACGAGATCGCGGCCACGCACGCCGCCGCGGGCAAGACCGCCGGCGCGGCGTTCGATCTCAACGCCAACACGTTCGTCGACGACCAGGCGCGTCTGCACGTGCAGCGCGACGGTCTTGTGGCCGGCGACGTCATCACCGTGACGGGTACCGCAACGTATGTCAACCCGAACGGCGAGACCACGGAACACCAGGCGACTTGCACGTTCACCGTCGCATGATCGGAACCGATTAGAATGGGTGATGTTTCACGTGAAACATCACCCATTTTTTCATAGTAGAAAGGCATGAATATGGATTTCCCCCACCTGCGAGACACGACGCCGTTCCCCGGCGACGATGCGCGCGTATACGCACAATACCGCAACACTTTCGACTATAACGTATGGACACCCAATACCAGGATCAAACTGTGCCGGGTGAAATGGCTCGACGACTACCATGATGTCGTCAAATTCCCCGATGACGCCGCACGAGACGCATGGTTTGACAACCTGGACGGCGAAACCGTCAAACTCACGACGAACATGTATATCGCACGCGCCGACGCGGACGGCATAAAATTGCCCGTGCCCTACATGACGGCGCAACAGTACAACTACATCGTCGTTGACTTTTCGCATGACATTATCAATACGCCGTACCAGAAAACCGACGTGCAGACACGCTATCATTTTTTCATCACTTCCGTGCGCGCGGAAGCGCCGAACACGACCACATGCACGCTCATGCGCGACGTATGGACGGACTACATCAACAACACCACAATCAACGGCCTGCTGCTGTCCCGCGGGCACGCGCCTTTGACCGAGACGACGCCGGCGCGACTCTTGGAAAACCCGCGCGCGAACTGCCGTGATTTCACGTTGCCCGACGTCGATTACGGCACCAATGCCGCGAACATCCGCAAAAGCGTGCCGCTTAACTTGCAAAACGGCACGCGATACGTATGTTTGGCGACGACGTTTTCCCCGGCGCAATTGCAGACCATGAGCGGCACGCGTGGTGTGGACGTGACGGACACGGTTCCGTCATACCGCGCAGACGACGGAACGGTAGACGGTTTCGCGTGGGGAGCGGGCGGCGTAGACACGTCGAACACGGTGGGCTCCGGCAGCGCATACCATTCGATCGACAATCTCACCACAAGCAATGTGCATGTGTACGCGCTGGATGCATCCAAGATCACAGACACGTATTTCGATACGCTGTTCGCCTACCGTCCGCACATCATGTCACAGGTCATGGCGGTGTTCGTCGTGACGGCCAACATGATCCGTCTCGCCGACGGTGTGAATGTGGACGGCGTGGAATGGCGTCCCGTCAGCGGCGCGAGAACCGAACTCGCGGACGTCAATCTGACCCCGGACGATTTCGGCTACGCGCCCGAATACACGCGGCTGACACGGCTCTATCTCGCCCCATACGCGCATCTGGAAATCTCCGACAATCTCGGCGGCAAAACCCGTGTCGAAATAGCCGACTGCGGGCGTCTGACGGCGAAGACGCTCACATCCCTGAGTTATCCGATCCTCAGGCAAATCGCATGGATCGACGGTATCGGCGGCGACGGCGACACGAACATCACCGTCAACACGATCGCCGGGGACACGCGCGTCGCCGGGGTGCCGAACGCGGATATGCTGAAAACGCTCATCTCGCACGACATACCGACATACGCGTTGCAACGTCGCGCGATCGACGCGCACCGAGCCGACGCATACAACCAGGAAATCACGCAAGCACGCGAAAACACCATACTGACGTACGAGAACAGCGCGCGTACCGCGAACACCGGCGAAATCAACGCAAACACGACGGCGACCACGGCAAAAGCCAACGTTAACGCAACGAACGCGACAAGCGTCGCCAATACAGCACGCGGCGTCATACGTGATAACGCCATCACTACGGAAAACAACCACACGCGCAACGACATGCTGACATATTCCAACACCAGACTGGACGACGATCTAACAAGCACAAACATAAAAATCTATAGTGATTACGGCAACGATGTGACGCTGATGAACAAAGCGTTCATCGAGGGATCGCAAAATTCCGCGATCACATCAGTCACAAGCATGGTGGGCACGGTCGGCGGCGCGGCCCTGACAATCGCGACCGGCGGTGCCGCCGCGCCGATCGCCGCGGGAGCGATGGCAGTCGGTAGCGCGGCTCTGCAAGGCTACAACACCGGTATGGCCATCTCTAATAATCGGGAGCTCAACGCGACCGCGAACGACGTCGCGAATTTCAAGCAAAAACAGGCGCAGGCCACCAACAGGGAACAGACCGCGCACGCGAAAACACAGGCGGCGAGCGCCACCGCCCGCGCGAACACGCAGGCGACCAACCTGACAAAGCTAGCGACGGACGCGACGACCGAAATAAATAACAACAACGCGGACACGTCCAACGCAAACGCCAGCCGATCATACGACACGACAGTCGGCAACGCGGCGCGCTCACGCAACACCAGTGTCACGAACGCCAAAAACGTGATGACCAACACGCGATCAAACGTGACGGCCGCCTGGCGCGACTTGCTCAACCACGCCGCGCAACCCGTTGGCGCGTATGGCGGCGACAATTTCAGCCAGGCCACGGGGCTTGACACCATGACCGTGAAAATCGTCACCGAAGACAATGGCGCGATAGCGGCGGCGGGCGATTACATGCTACGCTACGGCATCGCAAGCAACAAACTCTACAATGAGCCGGCGCTGACGCCTTGCAGGCATTTCACGTATTGGCGGGCCGCCGATATATGGACGGTATGCCCCCTTGCGCAAAACGAGCAGTTGCAGACGATCAGGGATATTTTCAACTCCGGTGTTACAATATGGACGCAACCCGAGGAAGTCGGCGGCGACTTCACACACGACAATCTATAAGGCGGAAAAATATGGGACGTAAACGCACGCACAAACGGCCATTGACACGCGCCGAAATGGGCGAACGCGGCGCGCCGACGTGGCAACAATCCGAAGCGCTCAACTCGCAAGCGTATTCGATGGCGTACTCTCAAATGCTCAATATCGCGCTGTCTCGTTTCAAGTGGCTGAATCTACCGAAAACATGCGACGCGTGGTTTTTGGAATACAATCTATTGTATTTCGGCTATGCCACGATCGCGTTCCCGCATAGCAAGCCGGGCGTGTTTTTCAGCACGCAAGCGGTGCCCACATCGAATTTCAACGTGTATTACAAGCCGAAGAAATGGGATAGTTACGGCATCAACGGTTGGCGTTTTCCGGTTAACAATTCCAACGGCGTATTCATCTACGCCAACCGCGCACGTACGCCGCTCATTCCGACCATTGAATTTTTCGCGCATGAGATCGAAGATTTGTACATGACGCGGCGGCAGAATCGTTTCAATCAGAAAACACCGTTCATACTTGAGGTTCCAGCCGGACAGCAAACGGCGGGCGTCAACGTCATCAAGCAAATCTCAGGCGGCGAGATGGCGATCATGGCGACACCGGGCTTCACCGATTCCATGAAAGCAAACGTGCTGAAAACCAATGTCGAATATATCGGCATGGAATTGCAGAACGACATTCAAAACACCTGGAACGCGTACTATCAAGCTTTGGGCATTAAAAACCTACCGTTGAAAATGGAACGGCAGACCGCCGACGAAATCAACGACTACGGCGAACCGACCGATTTACGGGCATTGTCCGAACTCGAGGAGCGCCGCGCGGCATGCGACATCCTCAACACAAGGTTCGGAAAATACCTCAAAGAGCCGATACAAGTTGTATGGAACGAAGACAACATAAGCCGAAACTACAATTACCTTACCGACATTGAGGAACAGGCGGACAACGATGAATCTTGATACCGATTTTCCACACTACACACCGAACGCCACACATGACGAATACCATCAAGTCATGTCAATCACGTTGGGCGAACTATTGGTTCCCGGTGGCATCGACTGGACTTCCGACGCATGGTCGTGGCGCGAAAGCGCATACGATGACGCGCAATACACTCGCTGCTGTCGCAAAATCGAAAACCGTTACTACGATCGTGAAATAGGCGTATTGCCCGCCGGCAGATGGCGACGACACTTCCTGCGATTAATCGATGAGATAATGCCAACGCTTAAACCGCTCTATGCGGCCGTCGCCGGAAACTCGGGCGTCATGCTCTCCGATTCCGATACATGGCATAAGATGCGCACGGTGTTTTCCGATTTTCCAGCGACGCAATTGGCCGAAAATCAGGATTACGCGAGCAACGCGACGGACAATCAATATGAGACGATCACAAACGGCGATTTCATGGGTAAAATCGCGCATATCAAACAAGGTGATTACGTTGATATCGACGTGCTGCTCTTAGATCACCTGGAACAATGTTTCAGCCCGCTGTGGACTGTTAATCTCAACAATTATTAACGAAAGGAACAATATGTTTCCGAACATAATAGCGTTAATGCCATTCTACGCGTTATACGCGTACACGCCGGCAATACCAAAATTCTACTGGGACGCGAAAAGCCAAGAGGAAATAGTAAAATACCTCTGCTGTGAATACGACAAACTGCGCCACTATGCGGATTCGCTGGCTGATAAGGGAAACGAGACCGCGCAAGCGGTGAACCAGCTCACCGAAATATTCAAGCAATTTCAGGAATCAGGGTTCGACGACTACTATTTCCAACAGATTTATGACTGGGTGCAGACGAACATGCCCACCATAATCAGCGACGCGATAAAAAACGTCTACTTCGGTCTCACCCTAGACGGGTACTTCGTGGCCTACATTCCGGAATCATGGACGCAGATCATATTTGACACCGGAGCAGTATACGGCACACCTGAATACGGTAGGCTTATACTATCCTACGACGTGTCAGCCGACGCGAACCCCGTAGAGCAACCGACAATTCATAAAGGAGAATGAAAATGGCAAACACACCAGTACGCCAATACATCGGCGCACGCTACGTACCCCTATTCGCGGACCCCGCGGAATGGGACAACACTAAAACCTATGAGCCGCTAACCATCGTATTGCACGACGGAAACTCATACACCTCACGCCAATACGTACCCGCTGGGATTGACATTACTAACAGATCATTTTGGATGCTGACGGGTAATTACAACGCACAAATTGAGGCGTATCGAAAAGATACATCAAACGCATCATCATTAGCGCAAACAAACAAAACAAACATAGATAATATAAATACGATCCTAAGCATCTTAAATTCCGACACGACCGACTCAGCAAATCAGACCAACGGAATAATAAACGTCAGCAAACAATATGTAACCCCGCAAATGTACGGTGCGGTTGCAAACGGCGTGCATGACGATACGCAAGCGTTTATGCAAGCAATAGAAAACGCAAAAAATACGGGAAAAACATTATTTCTACCAATTGGAAAATATATTATAACACAATCAATAATTATAGATTTCTCAATAGAAATAGAGGGTATGCATCTATCAAACTTTCATTACGAAAATACCACAACAAATTCAGCAAGTATAATTTACGATAAAAGAACAGATATCACAACACCTTTAATTACAATAAACTTAAAAAATCGAGGTTGCCCAAGTATAAAAAACATTACAATTATAGGACAACAAAACGACACCGACGCAATCTACATTTCACAAGGTGGATGGACTCTAACAATAGATAATCTATCAATAGACGGATTTAATAAATCAGCACTGACATTTGACGATTGTTTCGATTCTAATCTAACCAACATAACAATAACTCGATGCGGCCGCAACAACGGAAACAGTTACGCGTTAAATATAATAAACTCCTCTAACGCATTGCATTTTACTAATTTGCATATGGAATTTAATAGACGATATATTAACATTGATTCATGCCGTCATATTTTTATTATAAATTCAAAATTTGAAGCCTACTACGGTACGCAAACCGATATGGAAAGCATCTCAAACGATTACAGCTCACCATATATAAGACTAACAAACAATAGAGAAATAGATATAAGCGATTCATTTTTTGTGCCAGTAGGCACTAAACAATGGAAAACGAATAACCCCGATATAGACATAAATACAATACCACCGTTTATTCAAACCTCAAATAAAAAAGATACTTTTTCACACATAAAAATAACAAATTGCTTCTTTACGGCACCACCATCACACGGCCCCGGCGTGTATTATAGCGGTTTTGATAACACAACATTCTTAAATTGCGTTTTCCAAGACGCAACAATAGAAACCTCTGCAATAAAAGGCGAAAATATAACTCTAGACAATTGCGCAATATATTACGCAGTAACAGACGCAACAGGGCAAGGAGAAACACAACAAATAACAAACAGTAGAATTATCAACACAAAGTTTACTACTACCGACAAATATAGTATAACAAATATTTCGACTTTAAAACTAATAAGCACAGGCAATGAAGCATTAAATAATGACTACACATATTTCCCCGCTATCTACCCAACCGAAGAATATCAAGGCAATATAAACGTACAAGCTAACACATTATCAGAAACAACACTAAAAACAATAACAAAAAGCAAGATTTATAAAATAAAAGGAAATATAACGTTTCCCAACACATCATCTGACTATAGAGGATTCATACGAATACAAACAAACTATAGTATATATTCCATACCACTATCGCCTAGAATAAACGCATCAAACATATATTCATTCTACACTGAACTAGCTCTAAGCATCGAAGAAAACGTATCATTGCAAATATATCACACAGCATCCACCGATCTAACTCTAACGTACGCAATCAAAATCTATTAAAACATACAAAAAGCCCCTAGGTTATCGGCCTAGGGGCTTTTACTTTGCCTCTCACGCTTCCTCAAACGCTTCGATAAAAGCGTCGTTAGGAAACGCGTCGCAATCCGCATACCGCTCAATGATCATATCATTGACAAAAGCCACATGATGCAGCTCCTCAACGATCGCATCGACGTCAAATTCGTCAACGGATTGGTCACTGTTCAGAATATAATCCTCGACGTAATCCTTAATAATGCTATCGTTAATCATTTTATTTTTTCCTTTCATCGAAACCGATACCT